CTAAAGAACCACCTATTGAATTAAATATATCTCCAACACTAGAACCTAAGTTACCAAGAATATCCATTAAGCTACTTCCAATATCACTAAATATTTGTGAACTGTAATCGCTTATTGAACCAAAAATTTCTGATATAGAGTTATATATATCATCAAAACTCATTTTTAATTTTTCCCACAACTCATCAAATATACTTCCTAATTGTTTTTTTGCTAATTCTTCATTTGATACTGCTGTTCCTTTACCTTCTAATTCATATCTTTCTTTTAATGCTGTATTTTGATCTTTAATAATTTTAAGTTTTCTAAGACCTAGTAAATTTCCTATTTCGTCTAAAGCCAACAAAGCGAGTTTAATTAATTGTTCTTCTATTAACCCAGATATTATTTTAACAAGTATACTTCTTGCTATATCTGCAAATGACGTTTGTAAACTTTTACCAAGAACTATTGATTCTGCAATAGCTTTTGAAAAATCTTTAATTCCACCAATGAGTCCTTTAGATATTATATCTCCGAGATTATTAAATTCTGATATTACATTTCTTAATGCTATTCTTGTGGTTGCGAATATTTTTTCTAATTGCGTGGGATCAATTTGTTTTTTTGCTTCTGTAAGTGAACTATTGTCACTCTTTTTCATAGTTGCACTTGATTCTTCTCCACTTTTGTTACCAGACTGAACATTTTGTAAATTTTTTAAAAATTTCCAAGCATTAGATGCTTTTTTCATTTCTTCAGCTAACCAAGTAAAAGCAGGTGTTAATTTTTGGTAAATAGTATCTGCCATATCAGTTACTGGTTTTAAGTAATTTTTAAATATATCAAAAAATTCAAACATTGCCGTACTCGCTGTGCTAAGTATAAATGTTACAAGATTAACTATTCCTATTAACAAATTACCTAAAAATTCTAATAATGGTTTATTTTGTTCAAATCCTTTTGTAAGGGTATCAAAAAAATAATTAAATGCTTGTGTTTCACCAAAAGTAGCTAAGGTGTTTTTTATTGTTTTGTTAAAAAGACTCATTTTAAAAGAAAGATTGTCTGTTGCATCTCCTGATCTATTTGCTCTTTCTCTTAATCCTTCTAAAAGTGCATCTAATGCTTCTTTTGCAAGTTCAGCATTATCAAACATTGAAATAATATTTTTAGTTGTTCCACCAAATTGAGCTTTTAATATGTCAAATACTGGAATATTGTTTCTTAGTAACACTCCTAATGCTTGTTGTCCTATTCCAGCTTCTTGTGCACCTTTTGAAAATAAATTTACTAAATGAGTTAATGTTTCAATTTTATTTGTTGATCGTTCAGCAGTAGTAACTAAAATTTTTAAAGTTTCTTCAGTAGGAATAACACCATTTTGATAAAGTGTTAAGAAAGCACCAGTTAGTTCTGAAACACTAAATATACTTTTGTTTGCGTAATTTTTTAAATAATTAAAGGAATCACCACCATCTTTAATTGAACCTGTGGCACTTATTAAGTTTGCTCTTAAATCTTGAAATTCTCTTGTTGCGTCAATAATTTTATTTGAAAGTGCAACTAAAGCAACACCAGCAGTTGCTATTAAAGCAGTTCTAAAAGTAAAAAAACTTGCTGTTGTGGTTTTGGTTTCTTTATCTATTCCTTTTAAATTATTTTGTAAATCAGTAAGTGCCTTCTTAGTATTATCTATTGCGTTTAGGGTGATGTTTATTTGTTCTGCCATAATTTAATTTTTCTTTATCTGCCTTCACTTTAAAATACCCTATCCAATAATAAAATTCTTCTTGTGTCATCAAGAGAACTTCTTCCATACTTTTTTTTAATTCATGACCAAGAGCAAGTATGGTATATAACTCAGGATCAAATCTTACTTTTTTTCTGCGTCCTCGTAAGAAACACCATTCAACATTTCTGTTGATACTCTAGCTATAACATTTGCATCAGCATTATTCAATAATGTTAGCTTGTCATCTAGCTTAAATATTTTATTTCCTTCTCCGTCTTTAGCTTTAAGAACGATAGCATCTACTAATACTCCTAGATCATCATTCTTAGCACCTTTAAATAGGTTTCTTTTTTCACCAAGTGTAAATGGTGAGCAATATATTATTAAAGGTTTGCCTTCCTCGCCCCATTCAGCTACCTCAATCTTTTTTACTCCTAAAGATTCAAACTGTGCCTTCACTCTATCTATTACTGCCATATATCTTCCTTTTCTAATTAATTAATTATGTTGCTGTACTAAAACTTAAAGCACCTGTTCCTTGAAAGCTAATAGAAGATTCTACTAGACCATCAAAAGATGCAGATACAGATTTAGCTGTTACGATTGCAGAACCAGTATAATATTTATCACCAGCTGTAGCACCTTCAGGGTAAACTTTAATTACTATTTCAGTTCCTAGAACTAATGCTAATTGACCAGCATCTAGTTCGTCCCAAAATAAAGATGCAGTACCTGACCAAGCTGTTAATCCAGCTTTGTAAGTTCTTGCAGTTGTTCCCATGTTAGAAGATTCAATAGTATCAGCAGTTGTTTCTAAACTGAATGATCTAAGTTCTCCAACAGTGTCAGTTCCGACTTTTATAAGTCCTTCTGAACCAGTATGAGTTGCCATTTATGTTCTCCTTGTATTGTTAGTTTTAAGGTGTACCAGAAGTGAATTGATACATAACTCGTATCACCATTCTAATTCCACCAGTTGGAAATAAAATACCTTCATCAGTAGATACTTCTACGACTTGAGTATTTTTCGCATATCCACCTCTTGTTCTATCATTATTTAATGTAGTTTCAATAGTGGTTATGAGTTCGTTACGTTTTGTATCTATATTTGACGTAGTTCCTTTTACAAATCCTACAATAATAAAATCAGTAGATGCTTGTCTAGTTATTGTAGATGAAGGCATTGTAATATCAGTTCGTGTTTCGTTTCCTGATTGAATAAATATAGCTGGATATTGTTGCTCAGATAATTCATCAATATTAAAAGGTTCTCTAGTAATTTTCTTTAAAGTAATAGGCGAAGTTACTGCTGTTAAAACTGTAATTATATTACTTGCTATATCTTCTCGTTTGCTCATTATATTTTAGTTAGTTTGTTATATTCTTCCATAAATTTATTCATTAATACTGGTGCTTCTTTACTACCTATTGCAAAGAATGTTCTTTTTTTTTGATTGCCTAAAGCTTTTGAATTTTCTCTTACTGCTGAAAAGTATATTTCTGATTTAGTTGGAGTAGATTTTTGAGTCATGTTAGATAACATATTCCCCTTAAAGAATAAATCAGGTGTAATTTTTAATCCTTTTGTTCTACGAATATTTGCATATTCAGGAGTATATTTAGCAAAACTGTTACCTTGATAATCAGAACCTTTAGCTGTTCTTTGTTTAATTATAAACATTAAAAATTCAGCAGTTCTTCCTAAAGCAACTTTAACAATATTAGGTTGCTCGTAAACTTGTCTTTCAAAGTTTCTAGCTATTTGTAAAGCATTACTTTCAATAGTAATCATCTGATAAGTTGAAGTCTATGGTATGGTGCTTTTTCAGCATCTTTAACTGTATTAGAATCATCAGCATCATATTCAACCCCATCTTTTAAAATAGAATCAAATTCATCTGCATACATCTGTAGATAGTGTTTCATCATTACTTGAAATCTATCTAAGTTATCATTTGAATTGTATTTAGTTAATTGTGGACAAGCATAAGAACCAATTACTTTATAAACAGATAATCTTTTAAATTGAGAATCTGTTAATAGTGTTCCGTTCATCTCAGTTGTATTAAGCAAAGATATATCTCTATAAGTTTGTTTTACATAAACTGGATACCATTTAATTCTTAAATCTCTCTCAATATCTTCTCTTGCTAATGTATGGTAATTATTTGGAGTTGTGAATGATGATATTCCGAATCCTAAAATGTCTGGTTGGTATATTTGTAAATCTGCGTCTGTTGAAAAGTTTGCCATTTGTTAATCCTTTATAATATATTTTCTTCTTAATTTTCTAGGAGTTACCTTAGCAAATATTTCGGCTTCAGTCATTCCTAGTTCTTTGTCAAATCCTTGATGTGCTTTTGATGAATGTTTAAATCTATCTACTAACACATAGCGATAAACATAATCCTTAGTCTT